TAGGTTGATGTATTGGAGTAATTCTGAATCTGAATAATCGAAGCCCAAAGACCATTTACTGTACCTGAGCCAAAGCGCCCATAAGTCTGTGAGGTTGTGCGGCTTGATGATGCCGCGCTGCCCGACCCTGAAAGGTAAGTGTCTGAATAGTTTGAGCCAGTATCGCCGTTTAGTCTTAGCGCCATGTATTGGTCTGCTGACTCAGAACCATTGGCTACTATTACTAAATCCGTGTAAGTGCTTGGAATAGATGAAAAGGTAAAGGTAGTTGTTGAAGTACCGCTAACGGTTGTAGTCGCTATCGGGGTGTATGTTGATCCGGCTGCCATGATTACCCCTTAATCCCGTATAGTGCAAATGATGAGTATTGTGCAAGATTATTACTGTTTGCCATTTTTAAAGTAACGCTGTTGATAGCTGCTGTATTAGACCATAAAGTAGAATTGAACCAAGCATAACCCGAACCATTGGCATCATATCCGCCCAAAGTGCGAACAGTTGTGTATTTATTGGTGTTCGTATAATCCAAAATGTCGATAACTGCTGCTCCAAATATAGAAGCCCCTGTGCTGCTAATAGGCCAGTAACTTACAATAGGAGTTGCCGATTCGTAAGCTGATACTGGAGTGCTTGAACCATAGCCAAATAAATAGTGAGCGTTATAATTTCCTGCTGTACCGTCACCGTTAAAGTTAATCCATAGCCCGTTTGAAGTTGATGCGCTTTTGCCTATGCCGCGAATTTGTAAATGCTTATAGGTTGATGGGATTGATGAGAATGTTATATCAGATGCTCCACCTGAGCCAACGACTGAGGTCGCAATTGACTCATAACTGTTAGTTACAGGCGGCACTCCACCGGCATAAAGCCCTGCTGTGATTGCTCCAATCACTATGCAATAGCCCCTGCGACATACCAAGTATCGGTTGCTGTCTTAATGCAAACGGCTGTCTTGTACTGAGCCAAGGTAGGAGAAGCTGCAACTGCACCTGCTGAGAGAACTGTTGTTGTGCCAGAAGTGACTGCTGAGATTGTGCAAAGTCCAGCGCCCTTGTTGAGAACTGTGATTGCTGTGCCTACTGGGAAGGCTACGCTGGCATTGGTAGGCAGCTTGAACGCCACGGCTGTTGCCTTGTTCATAGGCACTAGGACTTGGTACTGATCGTCGAGAACTGCTGTGTAATCTGCTGTCGCGTCTGCATCGACGGTAAAGGCGATGAGCCCGTTATACATGGCGGCTGTGAGGATATCTCCGGTCACGGCTGGGAATGTTGGCATTTATATCTCCTAGTAAGTCATTGCACTCACGCCAATTATACCGCGTTCTGTGCTTCCTATGATGAACCCATCGACGATGGGCTCAAGTGTTGTTACTGTTACCTGCATTGAATTAGGGCTGATATTCCACGATAGACCCTGCACCTGTAGCGTTTTAACGATTGTGCTGCCATCAGGCTGATTGTTGGAAATGCGCACATTGTCGAAGTAATCGAGCCCAATCATCGTGTCAGTTGGAACTGATGGGTCTAGTAGATCAACAGTCATCTGGTCAATGCGGATAGTTGTCTCAGCTCTAGTCGCTACATAGGTTGCAGCGATATTAAGGGCATTGGCGTCAGTATCGATAACCAACTCTTGAGCGCTGTACTGATGAGGGAAGTATTTAGCGATAGAGGCTGCGTTCTCTGCAAACTGGGCTGTGCCGCCGTATCGGGTCATCTGTGCCTGATTGATAATGAGTTTGTCATCAAAGGCAAACACGAGGTTACGGTACGGGATACCGCCGGTTTGATTAAACTCAATAGGAGTGCCAGCGATAGAGGAAGCAACTGTGTTTCTATCCTTGAATATGGCTGTGCCTGATGGGTTGATATAGAACGCACCCTGCTCAGAGAACTCTGCGTTCTTAATGGCGTTGAGGGATGTGCGCAGAGTACCTGGGTCTGCGATGCAGTTAGATTGACCAGTTGCGATTGTGCGCATATTGGATGGAAAGTCCACCTGATCTAATATCTTGCCTATGCGTGTGCCGGTTGCCTGTCCTGCTCCTGAATCTGCAACGGTTGTTATCTGAGCCAAGTTAAACAAGCGGAAAGCATCTGCAATGTAGATATCGACATAGCCCATCTGCTCGGCTTGGTCATAGGTATAGCGGTACTCAGTTGTATATCCTGAGAATAAGAACTCTTGGGTTGTGGCTGTTGTAGCTGCAATTCTGACCTTGCGAAGAGGCACTAAATAGCCGTAATAAGGGCTGGCTGTGTTCTGAGGGTTAAAATATGAATCCGGGTCTGTAATGCGTACAACGGCTGTGCCAGCGATGTAAGTATCAGCTTGGATATCTCTGCCACGGTTGATAGTTATGTTACGGACATTAGGAGTTAGATCAACAATCGGAGCTGGAACTGTAGATGAACCAAGTGTGCCTGTGCCTAGAACTCCGTACTTGGCATCGCCGATCGTAAAGGGGTATCCAAAGGTCGCGGAAGAACTAAAGTCGAACGATACGGATATCTCGGCAGGTAGAGCCATCAGCGACCTGCAAAGCTTCCGTAAGTTCTATTAACGCTCGATGAGACTCCTGAAAGGGAAGTATCCTGTAATGCAGAGGCAATTTGCTTTCCATCGATATTGACTGAGACTTGAATCGGTCCAGTCAAGTTAGATTGCTCTTCAGCTCTGCGGAAGCTGCCGGGTGTTGATCTAGGGAATGGTGTCACATTAGTTGTTGGAACTTCAGGTATCTCAGGGAATGAAGGATTGTTATTCCAGCCTAAAGAACTGTTGAAATTAGGATCGCCTGTAACTATTAAAGAAGCCTTCTTGGCAAGCATATCGAGGTACGCTCCCCATGAAGCAAACGGGTTCTTAGCATCTGGAAGGCTTGCAAGATATCCTGCGAGCTTCTCACCTAGACCTTGAGCAACTGCTATTTCATTAGTTAGTTTCTTGGCTTCTGATACATTGCCAGTAATCAAAGCAAACTGGAGTTCTACTCGCTTACGATCTTCATCAGATAACTTACCCTTAAGGGCAGCAATGAGTTGCACTTGCTCTAGGTCAAAGATTGAGCCAGCCTTTTTAAGAGCGTTCTGCTTCTTCTGCTCGTCAGTCAAAGCCTTCTGAGACTTAACCTGCTTAGTCTGCAAGGCTGCTAACTCCTTGGCTCGCTTGGCTGCTGTCGCTTCTGCTGCTCGCTGCTGCGCTGTGCGCTGTGCTGTACCTGCTGGAGATGCTGATCGATTAGTTGATGGTTTAGGTGCTTGCAGCATGACATCGACATCGCCACCTGCTAGAAAATTAGTATAACCTTTACGGAACTTCTCAATCAATCCGATACCAGTACCCAATGCAACTATTACATTGCTGGTGGCTTTGGCAATGTTATCAATCGCCTTAGCTGCATCGCTGGCTTCTGTGCCACCGCCTACGCGAGCAAGAGCATCTACTAGACCCTTGCCGATTGTCTCCTGAGCTCTGCCTGTTGCTGTTGTAAGAACTTCCATCTTGTAAGAGGTTGTCTCAAGGTAAGCCTGTGCTGAACCCGCTGAACGGGCAAGCATGATGCCTAGAATCTCATTAAATGATTTAGTTGTTATCTCAGCTCTAGTCAAGCCTGTGTTGTACTTGATTAAACCTCGAGTGATACCTACATAGCCTTTACCTAAGTCGGTGGCTACTGTGGCTAAATCTACGCCACTTGCGCGGCTAATCTGAATGGCATCGTTGAGCAACTTCTGAGACTGGGTTAGTGATCCAGTTGTTGTCAGTAATCCTTGGAAGGCTGGGCGAAGTACATCATCGGCTATTGCTGCGCTGCGCTCTAGCTCGTCGATAAAGGTTGCAACCTGCACTTGGGAGAATGAAAGACCAAGGTTATCTACTGCCGTTGCTAGGCGATTGGCTGCTGCTTCATCGGCTGCGAAAGCCTTGACTGCTGCCTTGCCATAAGAGACCAGAGCAGTTGTACCAAGTGCTAGTCCAAGATTTCTAAGAGTCTTATTTAGTTTAGTGGCGGCTGATTCAGCCTTCTTAAATCCACGGGTGTCGGCTGTCGAAGCAATCTTAATCTCTTCATAGATTGTTGCCATTATGCTGCCTTCCCTAGACCTTGTTTAGCGCGAGCCCTAAATTCTGTGATTGCTGTGTCAATTGCTTTATTGACTGCTCCTTCTGCCTTGCCTCTGTTCTCAGCCCAAGCGCGGTAGATTAAGCGACCTCGACCTTTAAGGCTGCCGACAAGCGGTGGCAGATTAGCAATGAACTGTTCTCCAGCTTTAGGGTTTCTCGACTTGCTGTATCGGTTGCTACCAGATCCTTTAGGACCAACCCAAGGTTGTCCGTTAGGGTTAGCGCGACCAGCGCCTTCATAGATAGAACCTACGCGGCTGTTGTTCTGAACGCTTGCCATGGAGCTGAAGCCTTGTGCGTTTACCTTGCTAGGACTTGCTGAATACTTAATGCCAGCCTTCATGATTGAAGCATTAAAGGTTGGGAACTTGCCTTCGCTAAATGACCTACCAGCCCAGCCAGACATAGGAGATACAGCCGGAACGAATCCCTTTGCTTCTCTTACAACTGGGCGCAAGGCTGCGCCTATCTCTTTGCGTAAGGCTTTCTCAAGGTCGGGTGTGAAGCGCCGCATTGCTTTGCGAAGGTCAGCGTTTCCGCGTATTTCGATGCGCATCGCTTCGCTCCTTCCCTATGTCCTTGAGGACTTCTAAATGTGCCTTGAACGCCATCGGTGATAACTCAACAATGGTTTGGAAGGGAACTCCATACTCGTAACTCAAGCGAGCTGCGAGATAGGTGAGGGAGTTCCGATCTACCCTAAAGGGTCAGACTCTAAGACCTCAACTGACTTGAGAGTCTCAAGGAATCCTTCCCCGAAAGGTTTGACTGTTTCACCCGAACGCCTAATTGCTTCCCAGCAGAGCCAGTAAACATCTGACTGCTTCTGGTCTTCTATCAGAGCTTTGTGAAAGCCCTTCTTGGCGTATTGCTCGAAGGCGTACTCGATCAGGGGAGTTATCTCAAACTCTTGAACCTGTCCGTCAGCCCTTGTTACCTTTAGCTTTGCCATGTTTAGCCCCTTAGTTTGTTATTAGGAAGTTGTGATTGCGATTGTACCGTTTACATTCCAAGTTACGCTCTGAGTTGAAATGTCGCCAACTGCACCGTTGATAGGTGTTGTGTTATTGACTAGGCAGCTCATTGTGTAAAGTGGGTTTGTTGCAGAAGTAGCAGCTGAAGTCTGCTTTGCTGTGACTGTTACGCTGTTACCCCAAACGCTTGATGAGTTCAAGGTCTGTAGTGTCTTTGAGGTTGCTTCATCGTTGAAGAAGTCAATAGTGATTGAAGATGCTTCAAGACCTTTGACGAACTTATGACCTGAGTCACCCATTGCTGTCACTTCGAGCTCATCGAATGAACGGTTGATTGTTACAGATGAAACTAGAGTTGAGAGATCTACCGCGTTTACAGTAAGAACTACTCCATTGCTTAAATATACTGCCACGGCTTATTCCTCATCTTTCTTAGTTGTTGGTTTTGTTTCTGGCTTAGAAGCAACCTGACCGATTTTAATCAGGAAGGCTTCATTTTCTTTTTCCCATTGCGCTAAATCGGTCATGATTTAACTCCATTCCGTTAGGGTGCTGATCTGTATTGTACAACTCAGCAAGTCTCCAGTAGGTAGGCTTAGAACGGCTGGAGCGCTCACAGTTCCTACATTGAACACAATGCTTGAAGCATCGAGAAGCTGAAAGATTTTTACAATATCATCTTCGATACCGGCAAGATTGCCTTGGTTATCGAGTAAAGGCACAAGGATATTGATTGAGAAGTTGGCTAAAGGCGCAACTGATGTGCGGTCATTATTAGTTGGAGTGATATACGGATCAGCAGGGCTGATAATTACAGAGTTAGCAATAGGGCTTGCTGGTGGGTAGGAGAATACTGACCATTTGGTATCATCAGTAAGAGCCGAGGCTATGCTAGATCGTAGGGTGGTTATCGCTGGCATTAGCCCACCATTGAGTCAGGGCTGAGATATGGTGCAAGCAAGCCACGAACGCGAGCCATGAGCTGATTAGACATTGTGTAAGGGCTTGGAGCGAATCCATCGATGCTCACGCCTTGTCCGGTTGGAGCTTGACGAGCCTGCCAGATTGCAACGCTAATCATCAGGCTTGCTTCTTGGACTGCCGCAATAGTTGTGTAATCTACATAAGTATCTGCCGCTACCTGACCATAAGGATTGATTGGGTGATACGGATTGTCGCTGGTATGAGTCGTTGTGAGGTTAATGCTTTTCTCACCAACTCCGGTGATTGTCTTAGTTCCATTGAACTTAGTACCGGACTTAGTGATCACAACTGACTGTCCTACATAAAACACATCTTGCACATAGTCATTGAAGTAGAGTGTGCCTACTGTACCCACATTGCTGTGAGCAATGGCAGGAGTCGTGTTAGTCCATAGAAAGGGCAACATAACATCATCAGCGGCATCGCAGACGGACTGCAATACGGCATCGGTATAAAGAGTTCCGATTCCGAGAGCTGTGCGAAGTTCTGCAACTGTTGTGATGCTCATTGTTATCCTTTCTAAAGACTCAAGGGAGCTGCAAGGGCTCTGGCAGCCCCCTTGAGCGACTTAGTTGCTGCTATTAAGCAGTCATATTGAAGCGGCGAACGCCCTTGCCTGACTTGCCCACATAAATTGCGAGGTAGCCGTAAAGTGCGATTTCGAGTTCACCTGTTGTAAGGATGTTCAGGCGAAGTTGTGTCTGTGGTGATTCCCAGACATATACAGAACCCGGAGCAACGAGGAACGCTGACTCGTCAATGATTCCTGCTGTTGTGATGTTGTGATCTACGATGAGATCAGTTCCAAGGATGTTTCCACGAACGCTTGAAGCAACTGCTGTTCCAGATGCGTTCTGTGTTGCGCCCTGTGCTGAATACAATGCGCGCCCGGTGGTATCCGCGTATCCTGTAATTGCCGCCCATTGGTCGGTAGATGCAACGAGCTTGTTAGCAAAGTCTCCGCCAGTTCCCTTGTACGCCTTAGCGCCTTCTACAGAGATGAATGACTGAAGTCCTGCTGCTGTTGTAGCAACTGAAGTAGCCTGTGTTCCATCTGCTGTGAACGCAGCGATAAGAGCCTTATCTGTTGCTGCTTCGTATGCCTTGCGGAGTTCTGCCATCAAAAGCTCCATGAAGCTCGGACTTGACCGGTCGATGAGTTCCCAGCTAACGCGATTGAGCCCCGCGAACTTGTTGACTGAAACTGTGTCATAAGCAGAGGTCATGCCTGTGTCTGTGACTGATGCACCTTCATTTACATCTGCAACTGCTGGAGCTGTGTCTGCTGAAGTTGCTTGTGTGTAGAGGCGTGGAACTGTAAAGCTCATGCCTGACTCAATTAGAGATTGGCGAGTTACAGCATCGAACGCTGGGCGCCCTGAGAATGTATCTGTGATGAATGAGTTGAGGTGCTGAGGGAGTGTCAGACCTGTGTTTGTTGATGTTGAGTCATCTGCTGCGCGTACTGTGCGGCGTGCTTCGTCATCTCCGAGAGCTGACTTGATTGATGCCTCAAGGTACTGAGCTGATGTGATTGGAGCTGTGCGCTCTTTTGTGTAGTGTGATGCTGCAACTGTTGGGCGAGCCGCTTCGACTGCTGCTGCTTCAACTGCTGGAGCTTCTACCGGTGTAGTGGTTTCTTCCACGACTGGCTCGCTTTCTGGTTGGATTGGTTCAGCAGGGAGTGATTCCTCTGCTGCGATCTCTAGAACCTGAGCAGACTTGAAAGCCGGTTCAGTTACGAGAGAAACTTCTTTGAGCTTCGCGGCTGTGACAACAATGTGTCCATCGCGTGAGGGCTTAGATGCAATGATTTCTGCACCTACTGAGAGACCTGAGACAAGTCCTTCTTGAGCCATAACTAAAGCATCGTTGCCGCCTGTAGAGCGTGAGAGTTTGAAGGTTGCATAGATACCGTCTGAGCGAGTCTCTGCCGCAATCATGCGACCAACTGGCTTCTTCATATCGTGCTGTGATAACAACTTAATTTTGGATACATCTGCAATGTCAATAGAGCCAGCCTCGAATACAACGCCACCCATGTTGGTATTGCCGATTTCGCCTGTGCCCATTGGCACAATCTTGCCTGAGATTTCGCGGCGCTCTTCGCTGCACTCGATTGAGGCTGCTTCGATGATTAGGTTATTCATTAGCTCATTCCTTCGATTCCGTTAGGGGTAAGGTCTGTCATTTCCATCGCTTGCTCTGTAGAGATAAGTCCTAGGGTTAGGAGCTTCTCGATTACTTGGAGTTCAACTAATGGATCGTTCTTTAAGAAGGTATCGAATACCGCAAAGCGAACTTCGTGACCGTCTGTAGAGATATCGTTCATAGAGAATCGCGCTTGAATAGCCTGAATGTAAGGCTCGATAGATAGCGCATAGAACTGCTTGCGCTCATCTTGCACATTTGCATAAGTCATTGTGGTGTTCTGGTCTGCTGAAAGATAATAGGCTGGCACATTCATTGCGCGAGCAATCTCAGTTGATAGGTTCTGAATAGCCTCGTTGTACATCATATCTTTAGGTGAGAACTGTGTAGATTGGAACTCAAGAGTCGAGGTCAAGTACGCCGTACTGTTGTTATTTCTGCTGCGCTTCCAAGCTGCAAGGAGTCCAGAGACTTCAGCTGCCGGAAGGTCTGCGCCTGTGTTCTTTAGGATTCCGCTAGACATTGGAGTAGCAGAAGCAACTGAAGCAGCTCTGTTGATATCAATGGCTGACTGAATCGTGCGACCAGCGCGCTCTAAAACGCCTTCATCAAATCCCTGAATAGTAACAATATCATTCATATCGATTGGCTGGATATCGATGTAATACTGAGTAACCATGATGCCTTCAAGGTCAGTTGTAAAGGTAACGCGTGAGTTGGCAATCCATTCAAAGGCTGCTGGTCTGCCATCTTCTGCATAACGCTCTGTAACTCTAAGGTAGGACACTCCGTAGAATAGAAGTGAGTCCACGATCCAAGTAAGAGTTACGAATGAAGGCTGGTTCTTTGCAAGCTGGTTAATCCATCGAGGCGCGGCAATTACTTCGCCTGTGCGCTTGTTGTAATACTCAAGTGGGATTGATGCAACAGTTCCGCAGATAAGGTTTCTTGCGCGAGCGACGGAACTGACGGACATGGCATCTTTGCGAGAGACTCGGAGAGCAATCGCGTTATAGAGTGAGGGTAAATTTTCACCCATGACCTGCGGTGCAGCTTGCGCTTCTAAGATTTGCGGCTTACGCGAAAAGAGACCCATAGAAGGCAATTATACACTAGATGTGGGTCAATCGGTGTATATCATCGCTACCTGTTGTGGTTTGTTTAGAACATGGACAACCATCGCTGTAGAGATAGCACCTGATACATCGCCAGCACTCTTGCGTTTAACAATTCGCCATGAAGAGTCATTGGTCTTAGCCGCGCAGTTGTTCATCTGTTGAATCCAGTTCTCTTGACCGGAGTGAACTAGGCGGTGAGCATTAAGAGCATCATTTAGATCGGTGCAAGCTTGATAGAAGGCAGCGCCAGAGATATCTAGAACCATCTGTCCGGCATTGGATAGCCGGTCGGCAATTGACTGACTTGTGTACTTGTCAAAGCATATTTGGCGAGGTCTGTACTGGTCAGCCCATGCCTTAATATCAACGGCAATCTTTAAATCATCAACACTTACTTGACTTTCCCAAGTCTGGAGAATCCCCACTCCAATGCGACCATCTGGGAGTATTTGCCCAGCAACGAGAGACGCATTGCGACGAGAAGGTGACACATCGAAAGCAAAGACCGTATAACCACCCGGTGGAATTGTGAGGGAAGCATCTGACGTATCCTCGAGGACTCCATGAGCCCAAGGAGAGCTGAGAGAATCAATCCATTGGCATAACAACTCTGTTCTAGTATTTTCAATAGGGCTCGTCGCAACTGCTTCTTCAAGGGCTTCCTCGCTTATCGTATAGCCAAGTGCTGGATTCGCTTGAGCCCAACCTTGGCGGTCTGTTATCTTGCAATACTGTGGTGCTGAATATTCGTAATATCCGAAACTTTTAGGTGGGTTCTCTAACGCTCGTTCTCGCATTCCATTGAGGACAACTGAGAAAGCGTCTCCTGCATTTGAGGTAAGAAGCGTCTGAGAATTTGGGCGAGCTCTAGTCGTAGGCACAGCGGCTCGAAATCCCTCTTCATTGATTTCTCTGAGCTCGTCAATAAAGAGAAAGTCTGCAGTTCTGCCTCGAGATCCATCTCTAGTTGCTGCAACAACATCAAGCCTTCTTCCGTCAAGCATTTCAATAGACTCTGTACCGTTGGCGTACCTGATCTGTTTAACGAAGCCTTTGAGGTGGTCATTGCTCTCCAATACTTGAGCTACTTGTCGGAAGGTGTCGAGTGCCATCGATCTGTTTGATGACATGATAAGAACATTGCGGCTATCCCACTTCAGTAGGTGAGCCAAGATAAGCATACGAGCTAGATGGGTCTTTCCGTTCTGTCTAGCGATGAGAAGTAGGTTGGTCTTGCGAACCCAGTCACCTTTCTTATCAACTGTCAGCATATCTTTGAGGACATACTCCTGCCAAGGCAATAAAGGCATGCCGATTATGTCGCAGAGATCCTTTACATCTTGCAGCTTGTTCTTGCCCTTGAGAGGTATTGATTGAAGCCGTGGTTTGGTTGCCCCTCGGAGCGCTTTGGATCGTTTGGCTGCCATCGGGTTAATTACCGACTGGTTTGGCTGTGAACGGACTGTCCTCGTGGATTTTGGACTGTGTCGGAGAGAGGAAGGCTGAAAAGACAGGGGGGGTACGCTTGCGCTCTAAAAAAACGCC